TTTCTATTATTGATTTGTTACCCCAAGAAGATAGTCAGGAAGTAGAACAAGTTTCTACAGTAGATCTACTTCCACAAGAAGATAGTCAGGAAGTAGAACAAGTTTCTACAGTAGATCTACTTCCACAAGAAGATAGTCAGGAAGTAGAACAAGTTTCTATTATTGATTTGTTGCCACAGGAAGATACAAAAGAAGTAGAACAGATCTCCACTTCCGATCTATTACCAGAAGAAACAGCTCAACAAACAGAACAAGTTTCTATTATTGATTTGTTACCCCAAGAAGATAGTCAGGAAGTAGAACAGATCTCCACTTCCGATCTATTACCAGAAGAAACAGCTCAACAGACAGAACAAGTTTCTATTATTGATTTGTTGCCACAGGAAGATACAAAAGAAGTAGAACAAGTTTCTATTATTGATTTGTTGCCACAGGAAACAGAAAAAGAAACTACGCAGATTTCTACATCCGATCTATTACCAGAAGAAACAGCTCAACAGACAGAACAAGTTTCTATTATTGATTTGTTGCCACAGGAAGATACAAAAGAAGTAGAACAAGTTTCTATTATTGATTTGTTGCCACAGGAAGATACAAAAGAAGTAGAACAGATCTCCACTTCCGATCTATTACCAGAAAATATAGATCAACAAACAGAACAAGTTTCTATTATTGATTTGTTGCCACAGGAAGATGCAAAAGAAGTAGAACAGATCTCCACTTCCGATCTATTACCAGAAAATATAGATCAAGAAACTCCACAGTTAACAACTAAAGATTTAATTCCACTAGATGAAAAAGTAGAATCTGAGTCAACAACAACGAATGATTTATTGCCAGAAAATATAGATCAAGAAACTCCACAGTTAACAACTAAAGATTTATTACCACCAGTGGAAACACCTACTCAAGCAGATGAACTTATCAATGAAAGTAATAAAATTTTATACAAATCAAAAAATTCAGTAAATGAAAAAATTGAAATGTTGCAGACAAATCTTGATAAATTTAAAGAATTTGTCTCTGGAAATCAAAGTGTTAGATTAGAAAAAACACAATCAGTATTAAAAAATAAAAATACTCCAATAAATATAAAATCTGGATATTCAGAAGATCTTGATCAGTTCTTTAATAAAGTAAATAGCCCTCCAACTTGGAGGGCTATGAGAAACTGACTATTGAATTTTTTAATCTTCTTTAGCTAGTCGCTTGAAGTACTCAAGCGCATCTTCGTTCTCTTCAGGCTTAGGAGCCTTCCGAGCAGGAACCACCTCAACTACTTCGTCCTCGTCCTCCGCTCTCTTTGCGGAAGGGGCAACGCTGCGAATGTCACCACCGAGAACATCGTTGAGCTTCTTCTTGAGTTCGTCATATGACTTGAACTCCGCAGGAGCAACAAAGTCCTGAAGCTTGTATAGAGTCTTCCACAACTTCTCAAGCTTTTCGTCATCACCCTTGTAGAGTTCAGTAGCACCATCAAACTCTGACTTGTCGTAGTTGGTGTAACCAGCCACCTTACGAATCTTCAGCTTGAAGTTAGCACCCTTCCAAAAGTCAAACGGGTTGATGGCTTCCTCGTCCTTGAACTGAGGCTGCATGGCTTCTTGGATCTTCTGGAAGATCTTTGTGCCATACTTGAAGAGGAAAACCTTACCTTCGTTCTGGGGGTTTGAAGGATCGCTGATAACAAGAATGTTACTGGTGTAGGTTAACTTACGCTTACGGTTACGGGCAATGTCCTTGTCCTTTTCGACACCGCTGTTCCAAAGTTCGCTATTGGATTCGCATATAGGACACTTCAACCCAAGCGTGGTTGGGCAATTATCGATCAACCAGCCACCCTTACCTTGGAATCCGTGTGAGTAAACCTTGACCCAAGGAATATCCTCACCTTCGCAAGCTGGAAGAAAACGAATGACGGCATAGCCGTTACCCGCCTTGTCAACTTCTGGCCTCCAGAACCGATCATCCTTGTAATCGGCAGTCTTATTTAGGTCTTCGATCTTCTTGGTAAGATCTTCAATGCTGGACTTTGAACGCTTCTTAAAATCGCTAAATGACATATAGTCTCCTTAAATTTTTCCCAAGGAACTCCCTTGGCCGATGGTGTAGTATACCAAAGTCTGGTGATTAGTCAAAAGGGAAGTTTGGCCTTTTTGGGTAAAAGGTGCATATCTCTTCCCTCTTCGACTAGTTTTTCGATTATTGGTTTTGTTAGAAGCTTAGATGCTCCTTGTGGTTCCATATTATAGTCTTCGGAGAGTTTTAATATAGCGTCCATATAAGTAGAATTATGTTTTGAAACATAATCTATTACTAACTTAGAAAATTGGTTTTTAAATGTTGGTTCGATAAGCATAAAGAATACCCTATATAGTTAGATTAAACTGGAGATATTATGCCCGTAAATGACGCAAATTTGCAGATCAATGTTGCTGGTGGAGCCACTGCCACCATTTCCACAGACTTCGTTATTGATTCTTACGGGGCTACATCTCATGTTCAGCTCTTTAAACTAGTCTGGGGAAACACCAGCGATGCAAACAGAATAACTACTTCAAATCCACTTCCTACCTATTTAGCATCTACTGGTGTAACATTAAATACAAATGCTAGTATTAGTGGTGGTGGTACTGGAGGATCCGTACCAGTAGTAAATTATACTGGAACTTCTCTAAAAGTAAATGGTTCAGGTCTTAATAATGCAGTTCTAACTCAAGATCAAGCTGGTAATACTTTACTAATTGACATACTTGCTGACACAGCGAATATGGATAGTAAACTAACCAGTGGTGATTTCATAATTAAAACAATTGGAGTAGGTCCTACAGGGGCTACCAGCGGTGCTTATGTACGTCTATTTGATCCTACGACCAACTTGATTGCTGGTGTTTCCAACGGAGGTGGTAGCCCAGCCCTAATGGTTCAGGTCCTTGGAGCACCAATCACCTTAACTGCAAATGTAAACCCAGCAGTTGCCATTTATAACTCCGGAACTGGTCCAGTTTATATTCAAGGATCTACTGGTACACCAGTTAGTATTACTGGTGTAACTCTTGAATCTTTACTTACCACAATTAACAATTCTGGAATTTCTGGTGCAACATTCACCTCTAGAATTGGTGCAATAGAAACTTTACTAACTGCTGGTACTGCCAAAGTAACCGTAAACTCAGAAACTTTACCTAGCACACTACTTACAGGTCTGTTTACAGCCACTACAACTGCTACTGGCATGTATCCTGGTGGCTTTACTTGTGCCAAGGGAGTCAATCTAAAATCATATCCTACAAACACCCAATATGTGTTTATTGGCGAATCTGGATGTACCTACGGATACCCTCTTGATGCAGGAGAAGAAATATTCTTAGAAGTTTCGAATATGAATAAACTCTTTGCCAAGAGTGGCGGTGGTAGTACAGGTCAATATATTTACTTTATAGCAAGATAAGATGGCAAAAAATAGCAACATTGTTTTTACCAAGACTTTTAGTTCTTATGGTATCAATATTGTAAATTCCTATTCGGATTTTGATCTTATTGGTAAAGAACTAACATCAAGCCCTCTAGTTTATTATTATAATGGCTTTGGTAAAGCAATATTTGATTATTCACAAACAGTAAGCACAGATGATTTAGATCTTCTAGAAATTTTTTTACAAGGCATAACAAATGGAAATACTTTTTCTGTTTCTAATGGTTATTATGTAAAAGAACAAGATGGAATAACATCAAATATAAATGGCGTTTATCAGTTCGACGGAACTACCGGAAATAATATAATTCTAACAACTGTTGTTTCTGCGACGAGTATAAACAATGCAGAATACAGATACGAAAATGAATATTTTGTAAATCCACCAAAACTAGATCTAAACACAGGATTTACAGGAGATATTGCTTACATAATTAAATCTGTTACTAACGAAGGGGAAGTAACTAAACTTGGTCTATATGAAGACGATTTAGTTGAAATATCCTATGCTGGAAACACAGCAAATGTTGACAGATTAAATGTAGAAAAAGTAGAAGTATCTTCTGATGGTGAAGAATTCATATTTGTTAAAGAACCTGTAGTTAACGATAGTAGAATTGGTGTTTGGACTACAATAAACGTTTATACTAGAGGAAATGCAACATCTGAATTATTAACATCAGATTTAACTTTGAACGGATCTGCAAACGTTTTTGATAAAAATGGAATTATACTAGATTGTTTTGAAAATCAAAATGAACTTCAAGGATATTTAAGACGTTTCGGATATTCTGATACAGAAATAACATCTACATGGGGATATTCTGGAAATTGTTCAAATGTCTCTGTGGTTGAAACTGGTGCTGGTTCAAGCGTTATTTATGATAATATTTTTTCAGTTAAATATGGATCTTCTGGCTTTATACTAAACGACTCCTTAGCACCTCAGCTAAACCTAATAATAGGAAAAACATATCTTTTCTATCAAGGGCATAATTCAAACTCTACTAGTCCTCCAGCACAACTAGTTTTTACTAGAATAAAAAATAATGTAACATCAAAATATCTTCTAACCGAAAACTATTCTACAAATGGTACTCCTGGAAGAGATAATGCTTTCACGTTACTAACAATAGATTTAAGTTTACCAGTAGTATTCTACTATGAAAATTTAAATTCCCCTGGAAAGGGTGGAACTATTAGATTAGTTGTACAGAACAGTACTACTAATTCTTCGTCCTTATTGATGTCTTAAATTGACAATCTTCTATCAGTCAATTTAACAATAAATTCTCTAATTTTATCAATATAGCCACGGTTTCTGAGTTCTTTGAATACAAGATTTTCTTGAGTAAACTCTCCGCTTTTTTCGATGGCATGCTTTCTCATCTTCTGAAACTTCTCCAAAAGCTTTTCTGCTGCTTTATTATCAGTGGTATTCTGGAGAGCATGCTCTATTTCATAGATAGCATCTTCTATCTTTTTCTTGAGCAGATCGTCATGCTCAAAATCAAGCTTTAGATTCTCTGGTTTTACGATCCATTTTCCAGTCTTTAGGGAATAGACTCCCTGGTTGTCAGGAATTTTTACTTGTCCAAGTTGGGCATATACTTCAACTTCTGTATCATATATTTCGATATCGTGTGTTAAAGACCAGATCAATTTCTTATCTTTGAAGTATTCCTCACCAGAGCAATTTGGAATTTTTTTTGGATTTAGAATTATATGAACATCTAAATCAGAATCATCGGTATAGTTAAAATTTGCATTTCCCCCGGTAAGGACTATATCCTCAACTGCGCTGATCGGTACTTCAGCAAATTTTAGCCATTCTTTGGCAATTTCAATTAGCTGTTTACGGACTTCATCCTTGAGAAAAATATTTACCCAGAACTTAGGATTAAGTTCGGAGTGATACTGAAGAGTAAGGCTCTCACTCAAGAATTTAGACAGATGTAACATCAGTTATATACAATAATAGATCCAGCCTGATTTGCTGTTAAACCATAAACTCTTGTTGGTAGATCTACGGTAGTGCTTGCTGCTATGCTTATGTGACCAGTATTTAGAGTGCCATCACTTGATACAAAGTCAAGTGTAACCCCCATCGCTGATGTTGGAGCACTTATTGTTACTGCCTTATGGTTCCCTAGTGTTTCTTTATTGATACCAGTACCAGAAGTTAACGAAATTATTTTAGCTGAATGAAATGTGTCCATGTAGCTATTTATACGAAAAAACCCCCCGCTGGAGCCGGGGGGTTTTTAAAAATAAATTAACTAACTAGCTCAGAGGCGATTCTTTGCCTTACAAACACTGTTTGAACAATTGTCAATACGCTCATTAATGGCATAAGCCTGTTGCTGCAAACTACAACGAATATCATCAAGACGATCTTGTGTAGTTCTGTCAGCATGGCTACGCTCAAGATCGCAGATTTTCTTTGAGAGCAGATGAATTTCTGCAATAAGCAGGAAAACGGTAAGGCTAACAAATGCCCAAACAAGTGGAGCCTTTGCGTTATCAAGGTGTAGAATCAAAGCAGCAAATCCGGTAAAAATAGCAAGCGAACGGTAAGTAAAAACATTCATAAAATTATGCATTATTATTCTCCTTTTGAATAATTTTAGTTAAAACTGAAACAATTTGGTCAATCTTTTTATTCTCCAGAATCATATTGACCTTGATCTTTTCAATCTCATCCTTGAGAGTTAGTACAATTTTTCTATCTTCTTCAGTCATAATCATACTTATGTCTCCAATGAGTAGGGTGGGGATCGAACCCACACATCTGCCGTTATAAGCGGAAGGTTCTGCCGATTGAACTACCTACCCAAATTTTAGCACCATTTGGAACTGGGATCCCTCCCAAATGTGCCAGCGATCTAGTACTCGCTTTCCCGTTAGGGCGGAACGATTTGTGCTTTGTCGTTCCCTGTTACACCATCATTCTACTAATGGTTCCTCTTCTGTCAAGAGAATTTTACATTTTTGGTTAGTAACATGCCCAGAAGGAGTCAAAACCAAATAATTGCTCTTCTGGCGGTCAGTATCGTCCCCAAGGCGATAGTTGACCTGTGTGCCGCTGTGAGCCTTTACAGACTGTAGGGCCTCTGGGGAGGCTAGACTCTGCATAATGGCTTTGGTGGCGATTACAGCCTCCTCTTGGCAGGAGACTACGAGGGGGATATCGATGTGAATGCGGTATGCCATTAGTCGATTAAAAGCTTCTTTGCGCTTTCTGCTGAAATCCAGTCCGTTGAGCCATCCTCATAGCGGACACAATACTCAGTTTCTTCGTAAATCATACCCTTCTTGTCCTTTGCCCGTGAGGTTTGTGAGCCAACAACAGTGCAAGGACGGCTATTCTCAGAATTTACAATTTTTTCGCCATGTTTATACATTTAAATCTCCAATTCTTGAAAACCTTCATCATCAGTATACCAAATCTCTTCAAAGAAGTCAACACACCACGACAAACACTTCTTACACGGCTTGGAATTTCTTAGTTGGTGAAACCTGTTCATACGAAAATTGATCAATTTCAACCTCTTTTCGCCTCTTTTAAGTGATTTTGACAGCTTATTGTACGCATCTAGCTCAGAATGAACACAATCAATGACATATCCGTACTTACGAGCAAGTGGATGGGTCTTGAATTGGTTAGTTCCGATTGAAACAAGCTTATTCTTGTGGAAGATTAGACTTACATGCTTCTTCTGCCGTTCCATCTCTAGGCAAATCGGCATCATCTGCATCAAAGTATCGTTTAATTTCGCGCTCAATTTGGGAATAATCATAAGTAGTCGCCTTTGACCCGACTATCTTCTCATTATAGTACTTCTCTACGAAAACATCAACCACCAAAGGATAATGTTTTACCACATTTCGTGCTTTTTCACGAATTTCTTTTGGTACTTTTGGTGTTTGTTTTGGGTCAAGAAGACTGTAAATGAATTCTTTGCACCTTTGCAACGCATAAATTTCTTCTTCTAATGTTGACATAAAGAGGATGACGGGACTTGAACCCGCAACATTGACCTTGGAAGGGTCACACTCTGCCATTGAGTTACATCCTCGTTGGAGATCCTAGATTTGAACTAGGACAAACTGAGTCAGAGTCAGTTGTGCTACCGTTACACCAATCTCCAAAAATCCATATGGGATTTGCACCCATTTCCTAGCTTTATCGGTCAATTAAAGTAAACCGTTTTACACTAGCGCGAGTCTTCTCAACACCGCGTGTTCCTACCACGCCGCTGGATAAACATTCCCGACAGGGATCGAACCTGTAACCTTAGCATTAGAAGTGCCAAACTCTATCCAATTGAGCTACGGGAACATAACTTTACTCAGAAAGCTTCAGCCCTGCACCAAGAATCTTATTCATTCCTGCTGGAGCAGTAACTAGACCGCTGATAGCAGAAGTGTATTGATTCTCCATCTCAATCATTGGGTGCAAGGCAAACATTACATGAATGTCAGGAATATCAATTCCATCTTCAGCCTTGGTGTATGGCATGTATGGCGCAAAGCCAATCTGACCTTGGCCCATAGGAATTAAAATGTAAGCCTTCTTGATGTTATAAGAATAATCCGATTGAGTAACCTTACCAATCAGTTCTTCGCCGCTAGTTAGTCGCAAAATCTTCACTTCGCTCATGTTCATTCTCCTTTAGCATTGTAATATACCATTCTGGAGTAGGATTGCAAGTCCATTTTGCAAACCTACTCTTTTCACCAACATAGTACTTACGATATGCAAGTACTGGATCGCCAAAGACTTTGTATTTATCGGGCATGGCCTGTGCAAAATTTGTCAGACCACGATTCGGTAGTTCTGGATATTGAAATATCATCTTGAAGATGAGATCAGTGCTCTTATGAGTCTTACCGTAACGGTTGCGATAGATGTTACAAAGCGCATACGCATGCTCCGCCAACCAGTTGTAGTTTTGGCTGCTATCGGCAACCCAAAGAGTACATGGGTGATTGACAAAACACTTCTTGTAGAGTGGGAGGTTGTATGGATTATCGTATAGGTGATGAACAGTTGAAAGCATTTGTGCGCTTTCAAGAATCATCTTAATCACATGAGCATCACACATATGACTAGCAGCAACTAGTGCATCACGATGTAGTACGAAAATGTTCATATTAGTCTCCGAAGGCAGTATTGTACTGGCGATTTACCTTGATGAAACCTGAATTCTTAGAAAGTTCATCAAGATTCTTTGCGCCAACATAAGTACATGCCGAACGAACACCGCCCATGATTTCTCGCACAGTATTTTCTACTGGACCCTTTGGTTCAATAACAACTCGCTTGCCTTCTGCTGCACGATAATGATTCCGTTGGTTGTAGTGTGTCTGCATCGCATGCTCTGATGCCATGCCGTAAAATGTAGGAATCATTGTATTTGTGGTGTAATCGAACACCCATCCACCAGCTTCATCGTGGCCTGCTAGCATTCCTCCGAGCATGACCATCTGTGCTCCTGCGGCAAATGCCTTGGAGACATCACCGGGATGTACGCACCCACCATCCGCGACTATTCCCGACAGTCCTGGGATTTGTCGTGCTTCTTTTACACATATCTGGACTGCTGAGAACTGTGGAAACCCTACTCCGGTCATCTTGCGTGTCGTGCATGCACTTCCGGGGCCGATTCCAACCTTGATAAAGTCCGCGCCTGCCTTGCATAGTAGCCTTACTCCTTCTGGGGTAACAACATTACCCGCAATGATATTTACCCGATCTCCATATTCACGACGAATATTGTACACTAATTCACTGAAGTTATCGATGTAACCGTTGGCAACATCGATGCAAACAAACTTAAATTCATTTGGTTGTTCCATCACCTGTCGGAAAGTTTCACGACTATTGCTATCCAATCCAATAGTTGGAGCAGAGAAGTACTGCCCATCCTTCGATAGAGAAAGAATCTCTGCTGCCGTGTAGTGCTTGTGTAAGCAAGTAAGCCACATGCTCTTAGCTAGGGCTTCTGCCATCTCAAGAGTTCCGATTGTTGCCATATTAGCGGCCAAAATAGGAACACCAGACCAAGGGATGCGTCCGATATTTACTCGCATCAGATTAACTTCTGACCGAGAGTTGACACTTGAATGACGAGGTACGATTAGGATGTCCGAGTAATCTAGTTGCGTTTCCATAGTCTGGAAACATTGTACCATACTGTCACGCAAATTCCAATAGCAACTTTGGGAATATTCTTAAATGCTATTCTGCCCTTTTCTTTTTTCCATTTTCCTAATGGGCATTCTGCTCCAGCAACCGTCAACTTTACAGACAGTCTAGATCTTGGATTTTTACCGCAGCCACATTTATTACAAAACCCAATAGGATCAAAAGAATGTTTTATTCTTCCATCACAAGATAAGCAGATATTTTTTCGTTTTTCAAAAACTTTTGTTGAAACATTTCCATTAAAAATAGAAGATATTTCAAATTTTATATAACTAACAAAAGATTGCCAAAAAGTTAATTTTGGTGTTTCTACTTCACCAAATACACTTTTTTCCCATTCTTCGTGAATTTTCACACTATCCATATCGGACACATCATTATATTTTTTCATGCTTCTTTCATTATCCTATAAACTTTATTATTATACTGGAATACGCAAGGATTTGATCTATTTTCTAGAATTATTTCAATAACCTCTTTAATATTAGCAACAGTAAATGGTTTAGTTGTACCTGAACAGAAATATGTATTCTCTAATTCTGCGACCATTGCTTGTAAGCATAGAGTTGATGGAACGCTAATAAATTTACCATTTGATGTGATTGAAGGATCATTTGGATCGCATATATCATCATCACATTGCCTAAATGCATTAATTAGATTATCTTCTGTTGCTTCTAATGAAGACGGACAGAAGAAGTCACAGAAGTAATCTGAGCAATTATATCCGCCGCTTTGTCCATCTGGATCGAAGCAAGAATAACTATTATTTTTTGATTTTATTGCAGCTTGCTTCAAATCGTTCATATTATAAACATATTCATTACCTCTACGCATAGAGTATAATTCTTCTGTGATTGGTGTTGGAATGCTATTTAATGCACCAGTTCCAATATAAACACTTGGTTGATCGGCTTTCAATACTGAAATAACATGATTAAGAGGAATAATAAATTCATCAAAAGTAATAGTCAATCTTGTTGTGGTGATCCAATCTTCAAAAGTTGTTAGATTTAACTTTGTATTATCTGGATCTTGAAGTTCTCTAACCGTAACCCAGTCTTGCATATGGCTATGTTCCCAGATATCTTTTTGAAGAACTGTTGTTATCCAGCACATACCATTCATTACAAGATTGTTTGGTAGATCACAATTAGTCAAATCTCTATTGAGTGTTTCGAACTTTTCTCTGCAATTTGGAATCTTATGACCTCCACCCATATCGTATTCTTTGTGTACTCTTAGAATTCCAATATTATTATTTACTTTTGCGTTTCTATCGCTATTTGTTATAAATCTTGTTGCTTGTCCCAATCCATTTTCAAAAATTCCATGAACTGTGTTGGCATTAACTCTGTCTGCAAATTTTGGTGGTGGCTGATCATCACGCCTACCAACATAAGCTGAAACATTTTGTCCCTGTTGACCAATATATCCTCCAGTATCTTTAAATGCACGATTTTCACCTACAGACCATTCTAGTAAACTTCCAAATGGCCAGTAAACTTTATAATATTGAATATTATTTACATTAAAAGCAGATTCTAAAGGTACACCAGTATAATATACGAGTGCTAATTTTTCTGCTCTTGAATTACTGGATGAAGTAATTCCTGTCGGATTTGAATTCCAATTTAATACTTCATAAAATTCTTTTTTTGAAACTTCTCTTGTATGAAGAATTTCTATTCCAGATCCAATAAGAATCAAAGAATATTCAGCAATATCTTTATAGTAAATATTTTCTTGTTTTATTTGATCTTTTAATGTCATTCGTGCAAGAATACTTCCTACACTATGCCCACTATAATTTCCTTCTTTTGTATAAGATTTGATTATTAGTCTTTGAATCCCATCACCTATACCTGCATATTCGGCAAATACTGCATCATCTATTGGATTATCACCTTGCATCGGTAGATCAATAAATCCTCTGCATGGGAAGCAAGCATTAAATACTTTTGGAGCATTGTTGTTTGGAAGTTTAGGATTATTTAAACCTCCATCATGCCCTATAATCTGTACAACATATGCATTGCTTGTATGGATTCTACCATCTCTTGCTTCTTCAGTTGCTGGCCAAGGTGTTAATGGATTTTTAATTCCACGATCAATCAAACAAAGTGCTGTTGGTGACTCTGTTGTATCGTCGCCCAAGAATCCTACACCACTAACAATACTAGAACCTACACCACCACCACCACCTACATCTTGGCATTCTAGCAATTCTCCTTCAAGAGAAAAGTAAGTATTTGGATATCCTGTTATTAAAACTGTTGTATTCCCTAAATCATCTCGTTTTATTTCATTTGCTTTATAATATAAATCATATTTTCGACATGTGTTTATTCCATAGAATTTACCTTCTGCTCCATAAGCTGGTTTGTAACCATAAGCATATTCAAGAGCACCACTCTCATATGAACCAGCGGCAGCACCTTCTGGTGGTCCTTCGAAGTACGGGTGTCTAGGCATAAAAAATTCACAAAGAGCATCATTATAAAAATCAGATGCACTAAGAGAACCTACTGCTGAAATAGTTCTAAAATTTGCATTTAATGAATTTAAATACTCTAAAACTTTAGGTTTTAAGAAACTATCTTTGGAAAAATAACTTATAGTTCTAAATTGTTTAGTAGAATTTACTGATGAATCATTTTCATTCTTTTTGTAGCAACAACCAGTGTGCTGTGGGGGTACTAGTACGACATTTCTATCTACTATTGTTGCATCACATGAATCTGTTAGATCAGGTATATAAGGTTGTAGATCTGTTTCGAAGGTTCCAAAATAATAAATTGGATCAGCAAAAAAATCTGCAATTAAACAATTTTCATTTGGATCAATATTTACTGGATAATATGTGAAGCATTGATTTACTTCTCTTATATCAGTTGTTCCTTCTATTATTGGATATTCTTCTCTGACCATATTACCTGGACTGGTTGTAGTATAATTTCCAGCTCTTATTCCTTGGAAAAACCAAACAAAATCATCTCTGTTAGAACTATAAACAAAATTATTATTCAGAGTAAAGCCATATGCTCCAGTGCAACCATTTATAATTGCATATCTTTCTGCTCTAGTTAAACACGGAGAATCCATTTGCTCTTTGCAGTTGGCTAAGAAATAAGTTTGACAAATATCTCCTTCACCTGCTCTTGAACAACTATGAATTAAATTGCAAAGTTCTTCTGTAAAAGATTCATTTAAATGATCTGCAATAAACGCAGCAGTTATTCCTTCCGGTGGATTTGGTGCTCCAAGAAGATAATTTTGATTTGCACATCTATAATTGGCAAATAAATCATCATCTATTTCAGATCCTATTGGAACTACAGCAGGTAAAATTACAGAGTTCACACAACCAATATCACTATTCCCAAACAAAGGAGCATCACCATAAGATTTTCTTATAGCATTTATTCCAGATGAGAATGTAGTAGTCCACATTGGACCAGTTTCAAAAAATGTTTGAGTATCTGGTAAAAGACCATTCCAGGAACTATCATTTTGATATTGATAGCAGCTATTATAGCCTCCTCCATAACCAGCAACACAACTAACATTCATTCCCGCGCCAGAATCATAAGGTTTACCACATACCGTTGGTGGTGGTGGGCATAAATTATCATGTCCTTGTATTGTATACACGGGTACGGTTATTTCAGAATTTCTATATGCAATTAATTCTGGTTCTTCAATTTTTCTATTTTTATAAACACCATTCTCCAAAACAGTTATAAATTGTTTATTAGTAAATCTTGCATAAGAAACAGAATTTAGTTGTGCTGTTTTACACGCACAATCGAACGATTCACTCCCTTCGCAATATTCACACGGAGAGCCGTAGTTTGGGCAATTTTCAGTAGGACACTGACCGGGGGGTAAAGTATCACAAATAGCTGTACTTGTCGCTTGTCTTAGTGGTTCTGATCTATAACCAACAAATGCATCCGCCGTTCCCCAGAAAGAAACATAACCACATGCGTTATCACAAACAGAACATAGACTAAGATCTTCTCCGTAAGTTCCAGAAATAGGACCATTCTGACATCCACTATCTAAAATTGTTGATCTAATTTGTTCGCTTATAGCAACTAATTCATAATCATCAACGAGACCTGTAATTACTCTATAAACATGTATATTAAAAGAGAAATTTTCTTCTACGTCTTCAAAAATTTCATAATCTAAAATTATTTTATTATTTTTAGGAAGAATACCAGTTCTTACTATTTGTTTTGGAATAAAATCATCCGGATTAGGAACATATCCAAATAATCCTTCTGTACGGAATTCAAATTCTGTACCATTTGGAACATTTGTAGTAGTTAAAGTAATGGTAAAAGATTGTCCTGGACCTACGCTTCTATCAGAAATGGTAAGAGTATATGTTGGTACAGTTGGGGGAGTAGTATCAACGATTGGAATTTCGGAAGTTCTATCCAATTCAATATCATTATAATAAATCACAAAAACTAAACTTTCAACTTCACCAAAAACAGAATCTGTAGAAATTCTCTTAGTAACTGATCCAACATAGTCGTTACCGGATTCAATTACGGTTATGTTTCCGGATAGCTGACCATCTACTAAATCATCTTCAGACAATCCAATAATTTTATATTGAATTAAAGAATTATTTGGAACATTCTGTACAGAAACATTAAATGTTATTTCTTGTCCTTCTTGCAGTGAAGAAACTGATGGTGTTATGGTTGCTGACGGTGGTGCATCAATTATAGTGAAGCAACCAGACTCTTTCTTTACAGTTGTACCTTGTCTAATTCTTACAATATATTCGTCCGTTCCCTCGTAAAGTTGATTTATACCAGTAGTTGAAATATTTACATTAAAAGAAGCTGTATTATTATTAAATGTTATTGTTTGTGATGCGGGAGACACATCAGATGAAATAAATCCATTTTGTCCAGGATAAAGTTGAAGGATTGCATTATATTGAGATCCATTTTGAATATTTGTTCCATTAACAGTATATGATACTGTTTCCCCCTCTTGTACCTGACCTTCTGGACATCCACAGGTAATACATCCATTTGGACTAATTTGAGTTATTTCTGGTAAAGCGTCTACAAGATTTATTTCCTGTGAAATAATCTCTGGATTATTAGGATCTGTTATGTAAAACTTTACACTAAAAGATTGTTGACCTTCAAAAACAGGATTAAAAACTGTTTGTTTGAACAGTATAGCAGACTGATTTTGTATCGTAACTGTTCCATTCAAACCACCAACAAAATCTGAAGAATTTACTCCATTGGTACTAGTTATGGCATATTGTAAAACTGTGCCATTTGGAACATTTAAAGCAGTTATATTAAATGTTATTCCCTGTCCTTCTATAATAAAAAAGGTAGATGGAGTAACAGTATAATCAGCATTTAAATCTGTTATATTAAAAATACCAGTTTCTACTAATACTGAATTATAAGGATCATTTGTTGATCCGACTTTAACAGTAAATTGTCTATTCAGAGAATCATTCTGTACTGTTGTAATAGTAAATGATCCACTTCCAGAAGAAATATTAAAACTATCAACAAAACCATCAACAAAATCTGTTTCTTGTAGCTCCTGTCCTCCCTTTATTCCAGTTATACCATAATAGAAAGTGCCATCAGTACCAGAACCAACTCCTGTAACAGTAAAAGTTTGTGCGTTTCCTTCTACTATAGATCCAGATGTTGGAGTAATTGTATAATAGGAAACAGATGTGTCACTTATTGTAATAGGACTAGTTGGTTCACTTAAATCTGGTCCAGCATCATTTTGCTTAATAACTACCTGGAACTGTTCGCCTCCCGTTTCTGTAGAAAGATCAGCAGAAATTCCAAGACTGAAATTATAAAAATTGTTATTAATAGTTACTGCGCCCGTGATTCCAACAGGAACAAAATCAAATTGATTTGTATCACCAGTAATATAATAAATTAAATTAGTTCCATTTGGAACATTTTCTGTAGTTACATCAAAGGATACCGTTCCACCTTCATCAACAGTATTTTTATCTGCTACTATAAAATATTTTGGAGCAGCATCTTTAATAGTAAAATTACCACTAGTATATTTTAATTGTTGAAAAGAAGAATCGGAATATATTTGTATTTTAAATACATCATTTAATTCAGAAGCTATATTGTTTGCTAGCGTTATATTAAATGAACTTCCAATATTGAAAGAACCAGTCAAAGTTGCTGGAGAAAAATCATCGGCAGTTACGGGTCCACTAACTGATATTATTTTATAATATACTGTAGTCCCTGTAGCTATATTTTCTGTTGCAAAAGAAAAACTTTGTGATGTTCCTTCTACTATATTGCCTGAATTTGGAGATAGAGGACCATATACCTTTGTACCGTCAAACAGAGTTATTTGAGTAGACTCTAATACTTCAATAGTAAGTGCGGAATTAGTAAAAATTTTAATAGTAAATGTTTCTGGTCCTTCAAATGCAGTATTATTTACTGTTCCTATTGTTACTGTTGCTGTATTATTTACTACATTAAAATTACCAGTTAAACTTCCGCCAACAATATCGGACGAAGAAAGACCTATTATTTGGTAATAAAGAATCGTTCCATTAGGAATGTTCGTTCCATTTACTGTGAAGTTAAACGAATTTCCTTCTATAACCGATACAGGAACTTGTATTTCTGTATAATCTGGATTAGCATCAATAAGTTGAATAATTCCTGTAGATTCTCCATCGCCTTCAGAAATATTTGATACAACTACATAAAATCCTCTAATTCCACTATAAATGTCTCTTTCTAAAGTTTGAATAGTGTGTGTTACACTTGTACTAGAAGCTGATACTGGAATAGCACCATTTAACCCCCCAGAAAAATCTAATGGATCAATGGCTGCTCCATATGCAGTTTCTAATCTATAGTAAACATTTGGATTTGGATAATTAGTATAATTTACTGTAATGTTAAAGGAATTTCCTTCAACTACAGATATCGCAGATGTAGAAACACTTAAAGTAGAATCTGCATCAACTACTGTTATTTCATTGGAAGTTATTATTGGAGTCGTATCTAAAGGTTTATAAATTTCTACTTTAAATTTTTCTTGTCCTTCATATTGGGAATTATTAGCTAATGTTAGTGTAAAATTTCCTGTTTTTGTAGTAGAACCAGTTAGATTAAAATTTTCAGTTAAAGATGGTGGAGTAAAATCTCCAGCGACTATATTTCCAGAAGTAGAAACAATTTTATATGTTAATATTTCTTCGTCTATGTTTATTGTAGTTACTGTAAATGTAACACTTTGTTCTTCTGTAATTAAAGTAGAAGTTTGACTAATAGAAACATTTTGTGTTGTATCTAATATTTTTATGGTTTGGGTGCTTGCTAAAGCACTGCCTATATAAGAACCATTAGACCACAATTCTATCTTAAATGATTCTTCTGGTGCTTCTAATTCTCCTTCTAAAACTGGTAATAGCAAATTATATGTTCCAGAAGGAGATAGCGTAAATGAACCAGTAAGAGGAATACCAAAATCTGCTGTAGTAATAGTTGAATTGTTTACTGCAACAATTCTATAGTGTAATGTAGAAAATGCAGAGTTTGTAGTAACAACATTATATGTGTAATCGTTACCTTCTACTACTGTTAATGGTCCAGATATATTATAACTTGGAGTTCCAGAACTATCAATAATGGTAATAATCGATGAACTTGTTAATATACTTCCGCTAGTAGAATCTTTTCTAATCTCCATGAAGAAAGATTCTGGAGTTGATTCTGTTAAAGAATCTGGATTTATTCTTTTATAGATTGTTGCAGTGCCATTAGGTACAGTTATATTAAAAGAACCACTACTATTTACATCAGCTAAAGGATCTGTATTAGCAATAAAATCATTTCCTGGTACAAAAGGACTACCATTAGAATTTATTGTATAGTAGTAAGTTCCTGCTTGATTAGCTTGAATTTGGAATGTAACAATGGTTCCTTCATTCGGATTTGTCGGAGAAGCTGTTATAGTTACATTCAAAGGAGTAACAGAAGTATCGTTTATTTGTATGCCGTTGGGACAAGAATTATTTGTTGTTGCAACAATAGAATCAAAACTACTAGTAATACTAAACTCTACTTTAAATTTTTCTCCTGAACCTTCTGTAATTTGATCTGCAAGTATAGGAATATTAAGAGTTGCACTGCTATTTACTATAGACAGTGATCCACTCATAGAAATACCAAAATCTTCAGATGATGCTCCTATTATAGAAATAATTCTATAATAAATAGTTCCTACTGGGAAATTTGTGGTAGTTATTGTTAGAGAAAGATTTGTTCCTTCATTTACCTGACAATTAGAGGGAACTCCAGATAAAGTAAATGTTGGAGGTTCTTTTACTGTAATTGCATTAGAAAGAAATGTTCCATGTGCACAGCCATTTAGATCTGATTGTTCTATTAATTTTACTCTAAAATATTCTGGTCCTTCAAAAGAACCATCGCTTTTCATCTTCAAATTAAATTTAACTATATCTCCCACTGCTCCAAGCAATCCAGTCATTCCCAAAGGTTTTCCGTTAATGCCATTTCCACTAGCATCTATATCATTTTTATCAATTACTGGTAATCCTAAAGCAGAAACTAATTGATAGTAAAGATATTGGGTTCTCACAGGTGATGCTATAAATGTTATACCCTGTCCTTCGTAAACAAGATAATTATCATTGTTTATAGCGGGAGTTTCTGTTGCAAAATTAAATGTATCTACACATCCAGAACATTCCAAAGATTCTTTTCCAAAAAATCTGCATATTGAGCAGCACTCTGAGCAATTTGTTGCCTGAATTTCTATTTCTTGTTCTGGATTTGCAAATCTTTTTGCAAGATTTAATATAAAATCTTGCATTTCTTCTACATTAGAAAATATTTCTGAACAACCATATGAATAAATCGGAAGAGCCATTGCATATGCACAATCATTATGATTATGAGATACAGGATAAATTGCACCAGTTGTTGGAGGGTTTCTTGGAGGAGTGCCTAACGATGAATCTGTTGCGTCTGCTCCTTTTACATTACATCCTTCAATTGCTCCCCATGGCCATTTTGGACACTGTTCACCCGGACAAATATTATCATAACCAGATAACCATCCATCGTTACCAGATGGAATAAAATAATCACAGCCATTGCATAAAGTATTTGGGCAAGGAGGACCGCCAGCTAATGGATAATCAGTTGGTTGGCAATCTGGTATAAGCAAATCAGTAGAAGTTAAAAATTTATTTAAAAATACACCAAGATCATTACAGTTATATGGTCCATCTTGCAAAACTCCAAGCTCATACGAATTTTGCAAGTCTTGACAATATCTCTTAAAACAACATGGAACATCATCAAATGTTGGAAGACCCTTTATGGTACATCCACAACTGAGAGTGCCTGGTGGATCTAGACCAGCTAATGATCCATCACCTTCACTGGCAACTAAAGAACAAGGATCTCCTGGATTTATCTGTAATTGTTCTTTAATTGCTTCGCATTCTGCTGTCCAAGAATGGCAACATGTTGGATCTCTATGAATTACATTAAGCATGCATGTACTAAGATATCTTGCTTGCTTAAAACAAGTACATTGACATACACTAGAAAAATCTGTTAATTTACTATAAAGAGAATTTAAACATTGTTCAGAATTAATTTGAGAACAATTTAATTCAGTTATGCATCTATCTGCTTGTTCATCACTAAAGTTACATGGTCTGTAATCTGTACTGTAAGTATTTACATAATAATCCTTCAGAGAAGATGTATCAGAACAAAAATTTCCTTTAGTATTTTTTAATGTTTCATATGCCTCAACGCAATATGAATCAAAATTTTCACAGCACTGAGAGTTTTCTTCAGGATTTAATCTATTTGCTTCTATTTGAATTAAATAACAACAATTAGTATTATCTGACGGACATCCGTAACATCCAACATAATTTTCTGCCGTAGAGTCAAAATAAATTGTATTGAGACATGATTTATCAAATGTATCGCAGCAGAATGAATTTTGTGCAATAATTTCAAAGCACATAAACTCGGTAAGCGGTTGCTGATTACCATTAGAATCCGTATAAAAATTTCCAATACAATTACATGACATAGTTTACATTATTTATTAACCACAAGGTGGTATAAGATTATTTCTACTTGGATTCCAAGAATATTCAAAATTTCCTATATTGCTTACTCCGCAACCAGTTATTGACGAGTGTTTTCTATATGTTCCAAAGTATGTTACAATGTCATCAAATCGTTCTTCGATTCTGCCGAACCTTCTAGCCCACCAGTTATATTCTGAACGGTAATTTGGAAATGGTCCACGCCCAGTAAAATCCCAACCAGATGGTTGTGCAAAGAAATAGGTATAACATAGATGAGATATTCTATTTACCATATCACAATGCACATCAAATTCACTGTATCTTAGTCCATAAACATCTGTATTCCATTTTCCGTTTTGTGTTCCTACAGATGATTCTGATGGCTGTATTAATGCATTTTTATTTGGCATATACTCATCTTCTTTGAAGAGAGGTTTAGAAATATCTGCATAATATAAAGATTGATATTTCCAAGGAGTATCTATACCTATTGATAAATCGCTATCATCAACTCTTCTATTTCCAAGTTCATTATACCTATCAACTCCACCAAAAGAAATTGATCTTTGATCATCAGCTCTTGGGAAAATATTCATAGGAGTTAAAACATTTAACCCAAAATATGAATTCCTTGTTACTAACTGTGATGAACCAGCCCATTCTGCTTCACCCTCTGTTCTAAATGCTGGATTATTTTGACGGCATCTTTTTCTAATAGGTCCTAGCTGAGAAGGAAATACTATAGGAAGTAGAGTATTTTTATTAGTTTGCATGTTGGCTATAGAGCCAAATCCTAGTATAACTCCCAAATCAAAAATAGATTCTGCGTAATCTTCAGCATATTGTTTAATTTCTTGCGCTGTCTTAGTTGTATCTGTATAATTTCTTAAAATATAAGTATCTCTTATACATTCTCTATAGATTCTATTTGCTTCTATTATTTCGTCGTATGCTTCATCTCTCCAATCTTTAACCATTAATCCGCTATAATTTCTAGCAGATAGAATATCCATCAAAAATTGACCTTCTTGTGCTTCTTCTTGACTTGGAGTATGTCTTACTTGTGGCATTGCCAAAGAATATATTGGAATTTCACGATCAAGAAATGTTGCGTTCGTGCTATCATTATTTGGATTTTCGAACCACATGGTAAATGCTTTCCAGCAAGCAATCATTCTTTGAGCTTGCTCCGGTTGTAATATTTCATCTTTTACTGCTTCCAAAAGATCAAATTCAAACATAGGAATACCAGAACAAGCAAATGTGAATCTGACTGGAACTACAGTTGCTAAAGGTATTTGAATGTCTGGGTCACCAAGTACTTCTTGTCTTCCACATTCCTTATCATATTGATGTTCACAAAAAGCAAAACCTAAAAATTGATGTCTTAAAGAAGAAGCTCTTTGCTGAGTAAATGCGTATGTATTATCACCTGCACACGGAACAGGAGTGGTTGGAGTTATAACTCCAGGTCCATCACCCCAATATGTTTTTGAGCTAGGTGACATTGGGTAGTAAATAAATCCAGTTGGTTCAAAAATATTTTCTGGATATCCAGTTTTTATAGGAGTCAATGCTCCATATTTAATCAATTTTCTTTCTATTTCATTTGTTTCTGGATCTTGAATTTCTGCCCAATCGTGGAAAGCATTACCAAAAGGAATTAAGTGGTCAAAAGAATATGAAAATATTTGCCACGCCCACGGAAAATATGTTCTAAACATTCTTCTTTGATATTTACTCAGTCCTAAGAAATTACAAGATCTTACAGCATTTGATGGTTTTCCTCCCCAAGGAGTTTCATTATATGGACTGAATTTATCAACTTCAAATCCATTTAAGCTCCCAGATCCGGATCCGGGTACTCCTCCTCCATGATTCCACCAGCCACCATAGCCACAGCAAATATCTTCAGAATCTGTTGAGCAGGGATATCCAAATCTAAATGAAACTGGACCACCATTAATATTATTTGGAACTAATGGAGGATTATTAATATAAACATTCATACTCGCTGCACATCCAAAATAATCTCCCGGACAATCAACAGTATTTCTGCATTCATACGGATCACTTAGTCCAAAAATTCTATTAAATCTAGGGAAGTCTGTAAGAACTGCCGAATCTGGAGCGTGTAATTTATAAAATCCATTAGCTGTTAATGCATCAGGTAACACTCTATCTCGCTGATATTTTAATCCTAAATTCCAAAATATACGATTATATCCTAATAAATCAAAGTCAGCTCCAACTGGTGCTAAAGCAGGATAAGAACTTGTTCCTGCATCTCTATTAGTCATGTTTGTGCATGGAGGAAATGATGGATCAAAATTTATCATGAATGCAGGATGCCACCAAGTCCAATAGCTTCCTGTGTTTATATACTCTATCTTTATAATAGCATCTTCTGTTACACGTCCACTATCTGTGCATTTTCCACCAGTATCTACACCAGCACCATGATGAAGAGTAAAAACATCACGAATATTTTGATTCGCAAATGTGTGAACACCTGGTTTATATTCAATTTTATGTGCGGAAATACAATTTGAACAGCACTCTTTACATCTCTCTGGTTTTAAAACTCCACACGAACAGCATCTTCTACTTCCCATGTTTCCTCTTTTTTTCTATCGCTTCAATAGTTTCCATTAATGTTTTCATTATTTTTGCTAGATTTTTCCAATCAGAAACATCCAGCAAATACTTTTCGTAGCAATCGACAGCTTTTTTTGCTTCGTGAATTAAAACATCAAGATCGTAGTCTGTCTTTGCCACATTCTATGTATTTGATCCTGGCTCATATGGATTAGCATCGTAACTAATTTTTCTTACACTTTTTGCATAAAAACTTTTCCATCCCTGCTGATCGATATCCCATATTTTTATTAAATCTCCTATTGGACCCATACCGACAAATCTTCTTCCTAAAAATTTTTCATTTAAAGTACACCTAATCACTCTTGTTCCTCTAGGAAATGTAGATCTTGTAAATTCAACGTCACAAATATGTTGGCTTAATAATTCCACAATTTCTGATAAGTTTTTTGGTTCAACAACCTTTAATCCAGCTCTTTCATATGATATTTGATTTGTTTTTAATTCTTTGACTTTTTGTGGTTCGGTCGGTTCTTCTCTTTTTGGAGATTTTTCTATTAAATATCTCTCAAGACCATCTAAATTTATTTCAGAAGAAAGACCTTTTACCTCTGGTAATGGAGGTTGATTATTTACTGCATTTTGTAATGCAGTTTTTATTCTCTTCATTAGAATTTACCAGTAGGCATTCTTTGCTTGCCCAAGTCTAACATATCTTTTTCAAATTGTTTTTGTCTATCTTGTGCTCGTTTCGTTTTATTTGCAAAATCAACAAATGGACTTACTCCATATGGATCGTTTAATTTATACAGTAAAGAATCTGGATTAACACTTATTTCATTATCTCCATATTTTATAGTTTTTGTTTGCAGTGTCTTTGTTTCTTTATCTGGTTCTTTATCTGGTTCTTTATCTGGTTTTTCAGAAAATGATAGTGTGCCAAACACATCAAGTTCATCTGGATCTAAATCCTTTGATTCATAAGGAGAAATATTTCTTTCTGCTTCTGATGCAGAACCTTCTTCTCCAGCAAATCTTAGAAGCTGAGGAGCTGCAAATGATAAAGCACCCATTCCTGTGTATTGACCAAGACCAAGAGGCATCTTAGAAAGTAAAAAATCTGCCTGTTGCAATCCAAGTCCAACTCTCAAAGCAGCCATAGGAAGGCCAACTGCATATTTTGCCCCCTCTAAAGATAACGGTTCTAAATTGCCACCTTTTTTTCCACCATAACCTTTTTCTGGCATCCCAGAACCCGAAAATCCACCACCTGATGCTGAATTAGGAGATTGTGGTTTAGTTGGTTCTTCAGTCCCATCGTCTTCTCTTTTACCAGAAGCAGCTTCTAATAAAGATTTTAAACCGTTAGAGGTAAATCTCTTTGGAGATATAGTTGGATTTTGTCTCTTAAGCATATAGTTTATTTATAATTTTTTTAATTTTTTCTATAAATTTTGGCTTTTTAGTATTCTTTTTATTAGAAAAACTTTTATGTGATTTTTTTGGTGTATTTTCCTTATTAACGTAAGATGGTTTTCTTCCTATAATCATTTCATCTAAAAATAATTTTATTTCTTCTTTTCCTACTAATCTATATTTAATAACTAATCCTGTATTCAATACAAGAATTAAATTAATTTCTTCAAATTGATCGATGTGCTCTTTTACATCGTCAACACCTTCTCTTAAGAAGTTTTTAGAAGAAGATCTTAATGATAATATTTTATTTTTATCATCATATTCACACCAAACAAATCCTCTATCATAGATAGAGCTTTCAAATTTTTTTATTCTTTTTTGCAATAAATCATCTGATACTTCATAATAAAAATCTGTTAGTGAAATATCTGGTATTTCAGTTTCATTTAAAAATTTTATATTGGAATAAAATTCTTTTTCTAGTTCTTCTTTGCCATCATATTCAAAAAGAACAGGATTTTCGACAATAGTTTTAATATGATTTTCCGCAACCCAGATCATTTTGCTATCTGGATTTAACCAAAATTTATCTGCTAACATTTCACCCTCGTTTAATTTAATCACATTTATTCACTAAAATAATGACCACGAACAATTCTATAATATTCTGGGTCTTCTCTTTCAGAAGCACCTCTCCATGTTTGAATCATAGTATTTAGCTCTATTGGAGTAAGGCCATCTTTATAGTTGATCTTCTTTTCTTTTGCTAATGCCCGAATTGCAAGATCGCCTAACTGCATGTGATAGCCATGGTACTCAGGTCCATGAAGATCGCCTTTACTTTTAAGACCATAAGTTTTATCTTTGTTTCCTGACTTAAGAAACTTGAATCCTTGAGCAATAAAATCATTTGCAAAGTCTTTGATTGGAGCAAAAAGTGTTGGATGATTTTTTACAAGCCCTCTTGCTAGATTTCTTGTAATTTGATAAGGACCATATGCGCTTGATGATCCACCACCTCCACCAGTGCGAATCATCAATCTTGGATCATATTCTTTGTGATCTATATCGCCAAGAGCACGATGCTCTGCCTTGGCAATGCCACCAAGAAATCTTTCAATTGTGGGGTGAGAAAATTCGTATGATTGAGCCTGTGGCGTTGCTGCTACGGGTTTTTGTGGGGCAGCGACCACTGGAGCTGTATTTGGTTGTATCTGAGGTCTTTGTGGCTGCTGTGTCCTTTGCTGTTGGACCTGAGCTTGTGGAGCTGTTTTTCTGGTAAATTGACCAAATCTTTTATATGCTCCATGACCAAATGCAAGAGCACCAAGACCAGCCATGCCAAGCATGGTTGCTAAGAATTTTTTATCAACTTTAGCTTTAGCCATACTCAATATATATTCTATATGAACAACTTTCTGCGTGGTTTCGGTAATCTTAAAAAGAACGAAAACGGCATAATGGAATATGTCGATTATCTTGGCACAAAGTATACCTATGATCCTACCATAAAAAAATGGAAAAGCAACGGTAGGATTCTAAATGAAGCCATGTTGCAAGATGCGGTATTAAGTGAGCAAGAAGGTGTTGGGGATGCTGCTGACGATTCCGGTGGAGGTAAAAAAAGATCAGCATCTGTAGCAAGTGCAATTGTTGGCGTTGCGGACTATACTGGTATGCCAGCTTCAATTACATCTGCTTTAGATTATGAAGTTTGGTCTACTACTTGGATAGAAATGTTCGAGTATCCCTCTGATGTTACAAAAAAATTTGGAAATCCATCTTATAGTTACCATTCCGTAGTTTCATCAGTAGATATACAAGGAAATGATTATAATGGATATAGACCACCAGAAGATATAACGGCTAATAGTATACCACCAGATTACATAGACGAATTTAAATATAAATTTAATCTTATTCCTGCTGGTAGAAGAGCTATGAAAGCTTGGTATTGGTTGCCAGATGTTGGATGTTACACAAATCGTCATCATGCATATTATAAAGTTCCAGATGGAACAACATACTTAAATCAAAGAGTATTGACATGCTGGTTAGATCAAAATTCAGATGATTGCGCTGCGTCTTTTGAAGCTTTTTTAATTAAATGCAGAACTGCTGGTTTTACTTTTGATTATATAATGAATGATCAAGAAGCACAAGATAATTATTGGATTGATGGAAGAAATTCTTTTGATTATGCTGGAGTTCCCGCAACTCCTCAAGCAAATGCTCAAGCAGATGCAAGAAGAATATCTGCAATTGTTGCTGACGATAGTTTTGATTTATATGTAAATCCTACAACAAATAAAACTTTTGCCGAAGAATTCATGGAGAATTATCAGGCTATTAGAACACAAACACCAGGATATACTGCTGATGCAAGAGGAATCACAGCAATTTTAGCTCCTTTTCTTGGTGTTACTGGTATTACTAATTATATTTCAACATCAACATATTGGCAAGCATATGGATGTGATGATGGATGCGAACCTGATGGAAAAACAATTGGTGGATTGACGCATCCAGAAGGATATAATTTATATTTTCATGTTGCTCCTGCATGGAGAGCAACTGCTGACTCATGGCACTATAATGTTTATTTGAAAAAATTTAGAGATGTTCCACAAGGAGTAAGTGGGTTTGAGCATGTTATACACATGGAGTATAATGTCGATCCTGTTAATGAAATAGAAGCAAGATTTTATCAAGGAAGTAATTTAGAAGTGCATTATCAAAAACCGCTTTTAAATTCTTTTAGTGGAATGAGTAAATATTTTGCTGGTTATTATAATATTGTTTATCCTAGTTATAATTTACCAACTGGTATTCTTTACGAGAATCAATGGGTCAATACAAATTCTATTAGAAGTGGATACGTTTTAAATCCACAAGACGATACTGAAAACTATAACTTTTGTGGGTATTTAGTTGATGATTATAAAGGTCCTGCTGGAGAAGAAGAACTAGTTAGATATCCAGAAGTGTATCCTTATATAAACGGCGTAAGGGACGAAAATCTAGTGACAGAATGGGAAAAAGAATATAATTTTAAACAATTAGTTAATTTAATTAAAATGACAAGACATCATTTAAGAAGTGATCCTACACATTGGGAAAAATTTGCTCCTTGGATAGCATATTCTTCTTATATTGATTCAAGATGGGGAGCAGGAGATGTGGGTTATTATAATGAATTATTAAGACATATACTTGTTCATGGAGCAAGAATTTTCCAAATATTTTCTCCAACATACGAACCGATTCAAGTCAGCAGAATTCATAATATTTTAGATGAATGGAGACATATAAGTGGAAATTCAAGAGCACAACCATGTTCAAATTCTACTGGTTCTGTTGATAGTTTAGTGGATAGAGTATTACTTTATGAAGCTTTTGAAAATGTGTTAATAAGTGGTGGAAGATTATTAAATAATCCTAATGAATATATTTGGAGAATATCCGTTGCTCCAAAACATTTTGTAAATAATATTTGTACTCTTTTTAGACAAAATAACGATTCTGATTTACCAGAAACTATAACAATAAATTCAACTTCAGATGAAGGAATTAGAAGAGGAGTTTGGATAAGAAGATTTACTCAAGGAGTTCCGCAATATGCTGTTGCGGGATACAATCCTTAATCTTCTTCGATCTCTTTGAATCTTGCACTGACTGCACCAGGAGTCTGCGGATCAATACCAAACTGCATGAAGTCTCTGGCTGTACCAGAAAACATATTTGGTCTTAGAGAGAATGTCTTCTTGAATCTTTCTTTCTGACTTTCTTTTGTTGCCATTTGTTGCAAAACATTTTTAATTTTTCCAACAACATCTGTGCTACTTGTTGGATTTTCAATATCAGTCATTCTTCCCATGGTTCCACATGAATCTCCAAATCCACCTTGAAGTATTTCTTGCTTTGCCATTGATATTACTTTTGGTGTCATAAAGTGGTGAATCATTACACCAGCTTCTGATTTTTCTGACGCGACAAATTGAAATCCTTGTTTCTCCATCATCTTCTTTGCTTCTGGAGTAAGAATTCCCGTAGTTGTTACATGGCCAAATTTATTTGGTGAATTCATATTAACCTCTTAAAAACATTTCTCTAGCATAGTTTAAAAAAATTTCTTTTAGTTTCTGACCACCGATTGTTAGAGGAACTGTTGTTTTGTTTTGCTTTTCTGCTGCTTTTACTGCATCAACATTAATTGTATGACCATTGCCCATATCAACAGGAAATTCTCCTGCTTCTTCAAGATCTTTCTTTCCGCCCTTAAGTCTCAATCCGGCAACAATTCCTTTAACAATAACTGCTCCTGGATGATCTTTTTGAGCCTGTTCATAAGCTCCAGACTGTTTTGCAATTTCTTGGTCTTTAAATCTCAAGTCATGTTCGTCACCATCTACAATAATGGCAACATGTGGTACACCTTCATGAGTCCACTTTAAATATTTTGGTAATTGTGCTGGTGCTCTATAGTTTCTTCTTCCTGGTGTTCCTCTTCCTGCAAGAGTTCTAAAAACCATTGCACTGCTTCCTCCCTGACGAAGAACGTGTTGTACATCTTCCCAGTTTTCACTGTCTCCGACAATACCTGTACTTGATAACGTTAAATGATAATTGTCTGGAAGTTTCTTCAGAGTCTTATCTGGATTTAACATTCTATTTGCAATTTTTGTATAGTCGTAGAATCTTACTCCTTTGTGTTTCTCAAATAGATGAGGAGCATTTTGTTCCCAGACCAAATCAGAAACTACATTCAAACGCATGACTGGTTGCTTGCCAGCTTGAGTTGCAGTAGTTGCATGATGTTCAATTGCTCCATCAAGACCATGCATGAATTCTTTAGTTTGATCCAAAAGAATATTTGCCCTATATCCTCTTGCTCCTTGTGACATTGCTCCTCGACCCTTCATATTGAGGCAAGCAGCTTCACATTCAACAGTAGCACAAGGACACATATTGATTCTTCCAGACTTTTTAGCAGGAAGAAGAGTCAAACCTTTTGTATGAAAGTTACCAAATTTAATTCCGCTTTTTTCAAGTTTTGGATTTGCTGCTTGATCAGTTAAAAATACTCTACCAGTCTTAATTATTCTTCCATCAATTGTTCTTTTATTTCTGAACATTTGTTGAAATAGTTCTCTACCAGCTTTTGATTTTTCTGGATCAAGAAGTTCAGCCGAAGCTTCTCTCATAGCTGCATTTAATTTAAAATAAGAAACAGGATCAGTGTTTGGAGTATAAACTTTACCATCCCATCCTTCTAAAAGAGATCGAATAAAAATAGCTTTAGTACTTAACATACTCAGTATTTATAATAAATAAAAAGGAATGAAGTCCTTTAGAAGCTTTATATTAGAATCACCAAGTATGATTTATTTACCCATGGAGATGGGTGGTGATATGTCTTTAAGTCATTTGGGAAAATCTTTGAAAGATCTTGTTCATATGGGTGGTCAAGTTCCGAGATTATTAAAACCAAAATCAAAAGGTAAAATTGGCGAATATACTTTTCACCATGCAACTATTCAGGATAGACCAATATTTGGAGATCCTGTAACAAATCATTATTTTTTCTTAGCAAAGGATGGTAATGTTGTTGGTTCTGTTAAAGGAGAAAGAATAAACGTAGAGACAAATGATGAAGGAAAAAAGGTAGAACATATTGGTATAAGCACAGCAGTAATCGACCCAGCTCATAGAGGCCAAGATTTATACGCAAGAGCGTTAAAACATTTTGTTACAAGAACTCCACACGTTTTGTATTCGGATACTGCACAATCCGAAGGTGCTAAAAAAGCTTGGTCTGGTATAGCAAAAACTTCTGATGCTGATGCCATAGATTTTAGAGTTCATCCTATACTACACCCATCTAATAATTTTGTTGGTAGAGGAATACCAAAAACTGAAGAAGATAGAAAATCTGGTAAATTAGATCCAAGATATTGGATTGGAGCTAGATTACCAAGTGGAGAATATTTGCCAGCAGAAAAAATAAGATTTTCCATCAGAGGAAAATGATGGATCCCCCTACAGGATCCCCCTAAATAATTTCATGGGTCCCCCATTTAGGATCCCCCGGCTATAAATAAAAAAGGAATGAAATCCTTTAGAAGCTTTATATTAGAATCACCAATGATGATTGATCTACCCATGGAGATGGGTGGTGATATGTCTTTAAGTCATTTGGATCGGAAATATGATTAGTGCTATTCAAGGATCTCCCAACAATCTTTGGAATTAAATTTGAAAAGTTTTCTAGAAAGTATAAATATCTACATGCTTTCTTTCAAACAATACCTAACTGAAAAATCTCCAGCATGGCAACGCAAAGAGGGAAAAAATCCTGAAGGTGGTTTAAACAAAAAGGGTGTTGAATCATACCGTAGAGAGAATCCTGGTTCGAAGCTACAGACTGCTGTAACAAAAGATCCATCCAAGATTAAAAAGGGTTCTAAGGATGATAAGCGCAGAAAGTCTTTCTGTAGCCGTATGCGCGGATTAAAAAAGAAATTAACAAGTAAAAAAACAGCTAATGATCCAAACAGCAGAGTAAATAAGAGTTTAAGAAAATGGAACTGTTAAATTTCATAAATACTTTTGTAATGAAAAGGGATGAAATTTATCGAAACAAAAATTTGTACGAAATGCAAACAGGAAAAATCAAAAGATAAAGTTAGTTTCCCACCTCACAATAAAAAATTAGATGGACTGGATAGTTGGTGCAGACAGTGTAGAGCTTCTTATAGAAGTGAAATAAATAGAGGAAAATTTAGAGGCCAACTTACAGATGATGAAGTTAAAAAATTAAAAAAACAAGATAAATGTGATATTTGTGGTGGAAACGAATATTCTGGATCAAGAAATAATAAACATATAGGTGTAATATACTCTTTAGTAATGGATCATAATCACGAAACTGGAAAATTTAGAGATATGTTATGTAATCATTGCAATAGAGGTCTTGGTCATTTTAAAGATAATATAGAATCATTAGAAAAAGCAATCAAATATTTAAAAGATCGTAGTATTTAAATAACAAAAACTTTACTTTAATAAAATTTAAGAATCAATAAAACAAATGCTTTCCTTTCATAATTTTTTGAAAGAACAATTTTCGAAACAAGACTTTTTGAACAAAATCCAAAAAGAAGAAGAAGCATTTAGTGCAGGGCTTCAGGGACAGACTGAAGAAGAAAAAGAGATCTGGATTCGAAACTGGAGACAGTCCCGTTTGAACCAAATGGGTCTGAATGTTCCTGCATATAATTTTAATTGACAAAACTCAAGACCTTCGATACACTTCGCTGTGTAGGCGATCAACAAGAAATTTTGTTTTTCTATTATACTCTAATAATACATAGAGTATTAACAATAGTAATTGGTTAAAATCTGTTGCAAGGACTTACCAGCAACTTAATGAAATTAATGAGGTTCCTTTAGCTGCCTTAGAAGAAGCTAAAATATTTAAAGACCTTCTCGGTCTAAATATTCTTCAGCACTAGAGAATTGATCCAGACCCCCAACAGTGGGGTCTGTTTCTTTTGGCTGTGCAGCATGCATGTTTTTTGCTTCCTGTCCTAATACAAAGCCGTGAATGTTATCACCACTACTATAGTGATATACACCAGTTGGACCATATTTTATATACAATTCCTCAATGGCAGGATGTCTTTGATTACCAATCATGAGTGGTCCATGATGAATATAAGTATTGTCCCCAGGAACCATTTCGGTTGGTATAAGACCTTCATACTGATTTTCGAATAGGAATTTTTTAAATGATAGCATACAGTCTATTTATAGCTGGGAATCCTATGGAGGGGACCCATGAAAAAGGAAAGGGGGGGGTATCTATTTTTTTGGGTCCCATATTAACT